ATGTCCACCTGCACCATTGAAGTGCAGATTGCTAGAAAGTTCAATCGAGCCTGTGACATCCAATGGGCTTGAAGGACTTGTATTGCCTATCCCGAGATTACCCGCAGATGTCAATGACATTCTTACTGCGCTGTTCCCATACCAACGAAGGTCATCAGAACCATTGGCAGAATACATGACCCACGGGCCACTTGAATCAGATGCCAACTCTATTGCCGCTTCGTTGTCTGTGGATTCGACCTTTATTTTCTGCACTCCTGAACCACTCACATGAAGTGTAGTTGCCGGACTCTCAGTCCCTATTCCTATTTTTCCACCCAATGGTTGTAATGAAATATCTCTAGCGGCATTACCACTATTTCTTCCTTGAATCCAAAGTGAATAAGGAGAATCGTTATCTAACCCAAATGCGAACTCCGAGTTTTCAGTCTGTAATATCTGTCCAGCAGTAGCACCAAACGTGAGAGAAGGAGCCATAGTTGTAGGGGAATCAACATGGAGTTTAGCAGAAGGACTCGTAGTGCCTATTCCGACATTACCACCAGTAAAGTAAGAGTCTCCACCTGCGTCTAGTTTGACCTTTGCTGTGTTATTAGTTGGTGAAAATGTATTGTTTGCCCAAGCCGAAGTAGTTGAATAGAGTGTTAATATTCCATCTTGAGCCGCACCTGCACTTGTGCTTCCACCTGCCGCAAGAGACATAATCGGCTTATTACCATCAGCATTCCCACCTAACCACCATTCTGAGAATCCATAGTTTCCAAAGATGTTCTTAACTCTCATACTTCCACCATCGCCCATGATGGTTTTTTGATAATTAGGGCCGTTGTGGTCATTTGTTGCTTCTAGTCTAATTTGGAAACCCGGCCCTCCACCTTGTCCTGACCCATCATCACAGTCTACTTTGAATGCAGTTTGTCCGGTTAGTGTTGTAGCATCATTACCGGATAATGTCGAATGTACTGATAGTTTTGGCATAATTACGTTTAACGTTTCAGTAGATGTAAAGTGGAATGAAGCACCAGAGCCATCCGATTGTGAGTCTGCGTGATTAAATCTCAACTCTCCCTTCTGTGCATAAGACGAATTACTAGAGTCACTAAATTGAATACCTGCGAATCCGGCATTGGTAGTGTTTTCAATCACAAGTGGGTGGTCACTAGCGGCTCTGATGTGTAATGCATCAGAAGGGCTTGTAGTTCCTATTCCAATACGATTGTTACCCGCATCCGAGAAGAAGTTTGTCGAACCATCGTCTGATTTAATTAGCACATCTACGTTTCTCTCAGAGTTGTTGAATGTAATTTGGTTAGATGCAAGTCTCAGATTCTCTCTTGGGGTTCCCATCTCTTGCACGAAGAACTGCAAAGCGGCATTCTCAGTAGCATCAGTCTCGTCTTCTATGAATGATTGAATCTCAGCATAAGTCACCTTCTGGTCAGCGTCATTCTCACCAGAGAACTTGATTGTTCCCATCGCTTCGCTAACAGCAGGGCCGCTATCGTTCTTGTATAAGTCAAGAACGGGTGCTTCACCAGAAGTTGCTGATGATTCTATTAGTACGTTGTTCTTGAATGTCGTTGTAGCATCTTCTACCTTTACGCGAGTTATGCCTTGTGTCTTGAGTTGTATCGGGGAAGCCGCATTTGCAGTAATGATGTCCAAGTTTGTTCCTTGTGTAATAAATCTGACATCGAAATCATCTGATGTGCTGTTCTTCATATCAATGTAAGCACCAGAATTACCTTGTATCTCATGGCGACCATATCCAGTCGAAGTGATATTTAGTAGTCCAGAAGGGTCGTATGTCAAACTTGATTCGACATCTATTGTAGAAGCACCCCCATATGTCAAAAGACCATTAGCGGTTGAACCATTGAATGATATTCCATCTCCTGCCGCCGCAGTAATATCAGAAGTGTATGCTATTGTCTTTGCAGTACCCCAGTTTGTAGCGGCTTGGTCTGCTTGGTAATGGTAAATCTTCATCTCGGACTTGTCGAATGCTAGTAGGTTTGC